ATTATTAAAATAATTTGCTGGGTCACCAGTCCCATCTTCATATAAAAGACTTGAACCAGCATTTGTTCCAGAACCATCTGTCCCATCTAATAGAACTAAATCACCAGCATCAGTTGCACTTCCGTCTGATGCATCTAATTGTATTCCGTCTGCACTTGTATCAGAACGAAGGTTTCCACTTATTGCAGTATCTCCACCTATCGTTGCAGTGCTACTTGTGGTTAAAGTTGTAACACCACTTAACGCACCACCAGCTGTTATACTACCACTTGTTGCACTTATGTTTCCACTGGTGGTTATATTACCAGTTAGTGTGCTTGCACCAGTAACAGTTAAACTTCCAATCCTATCACTATCTCTTCCAGATGTTGGTAACAATCCATTACCTATCACACCTTGTTTGTGAATAACATAAATGTTATTTGAACCAGTGGCTGGTGTTCCTGTAAATGAAAGTGTTGTTCCATTTACAGTGTATGCAGATGTGGGTTCTTGTCGAACATTATCTACGAATACTTCTATTTGATTTGGGTCACCAACACTTTGACCCATTGTAAATGAAGTCGTAGAGTTGTCCCCACTAAAAGTATCTTTAGAAGGAGATGCAAAACTAGCAAGAGGTGACGCTCCCAGATATGCCATATTATGTTATCTCCATTATACTCAAACAGGTGTCTGCACTGTTTGCTGTATCCGATTGTATTTTTATACTATGTCCTGCTTGTAGGATAATCTTGTTTCCACTCATGTATTCAAATGAAGAACCTGCTGGTATCGGCAAGTTCTTCGCAAGAAATATATTTGTTTGTGCATCAAGTTTGATATCGACAGTAATCTGTGATGTTGCTGTGTTTGCGATTGTCAAACCTATCACAACTGTCGTTGTTGAACTTGGTGCAGTATAAGGAATCATATCCGTATTTGCAGATACATTTGAACCATCAAAGGTTTTATTTTTAAATGTATTAGCCATTGAATATTACTCCTTACACATCATCTATTAATGCACATACGATTGCAGTCGCAGATGCATCACCAGTATCTCCGATATCTGATGATATAGCATGAATGTTTCCTACTGTTGTATTTGGGAATCTTCCCACGAATGTTTGACTTGGGCCAATAAAGATACCATCTGCAACATCATTTGCGGCTGTACCACCATCAAGGACGATATAGATACCGTCTGATGAACTTTGGTTTTGTATGAATAAGAACTTAACCTTATCAGATGTTGATACTGCTGTTTGGTCTGTGTCTTGGTCGACAGCAGTATAGTCTAGAAATCTACCAGCAATCAAGTCTGCACTTGTTGTTGTTACACTTGTTAGTTTGTAATACCACTTATCATTTGCGTCATCAGGTGTGACAGTCATTGTCCCAGTTAGAGTTTTTGCAATCTCATCTGGTAAGATAGTAGTCTGAAATGATACGGAAGCGTCATCTGCCATTTTATTTCTCCTATTTGTTTATATCACCTATTTATAATATTATCCCAATGCGATTGCAAGAGCAGTTGGGTCATCTAAGTTTGCGGCCATTAATGTGACCATTCTTGATAGTGCGGCTTTTCTGTTCGTACCTCCAGCACCATCATCTACTACGATTAAATCTGTTGTTTCTAAATCTGCACCTATATCTGTACCACCGTCAATATCGATAGATGCAAGACCAATTTTATTTGCAGTAGTGATTGTTGCTAACATACTACCTGTAACTGTACCACTGTCACCAGAACCAACTAATGTTCCAGTGTTTATAGGTAGTGTCAAAACTGCACTACTTCCAGCAGAGTGAGGTTGTGCTTTCAAAGTCTGTGCGTGTGCATTATTCACTTCACAGTAAAATTTTATTTCAGAAACACTACCTGTTCCAGAACGAATTTCAATCGCACCGTCTGATACAAGAACACCAGCTGTACTACCATTACCATCTACAATAACTTTACCTGAACCATTTGGTAATAAATTAATATTTCCATTTGATACTGAAACAATATCGTTGCCATTAACATCTAAGTCACCTCCAAGTTGAGGAGTCGAGTCTGCTGATACAGCAGTCAATCCACCAGCAGAACTGATTAGATTGTTTACTGTAACTCTTTTAAATACCCCAGCATCTGCATCACTAATTAGTAACTCGTCATTTGCTGGTGTAACATCACCAGATGTAATAGTTGTCTGTCCAGTAATAAAAGTATTTGCAGTCGTGCCTGTTGATATAAGTGTACCAGATTCATTGGGTAAGTTTATTGTTCTATCAGCAGTAGGGTCAATAACACTTAGTGTTGTTTCATTATCATCATCTGTTGTTCCTTCAAAGATAAAAGAAGCAGCTGATAATGTAGATGTAACTGTCAACTCTGCAACAGATATTTGAGTTGCAGATATGTTTGTGAAACTTAAACTACCTGCTTCAATACCACTCACATCAGTTTGTAGTTTATTAAACTCAACTCTAAACTGTTCGAGTGTTGAAGTAGTAGTAACCTGTCCTGCTGTTATAGCCATTAGTTTTTATCCAGTAAAGTTTTTAACATTGATTTAATTTCGTGCATCTCACTCTTTATATTATTTATCTCTCTGTTCGCATTTCTTATTGCATCTCTTTGTCTTTGTGCAGCTTCTGCTCTTTGTTTTGCAATAAGATATGCACTTCTATTTTTGTTTATGATTGCGTTTGATTTAGTATCCCTCACTAAATCATCATGACCCTCTACCTGTAAATATCTTTTATTCATTAATCATCTCTAGTATTTGTTTTCTTTGTTCTTCAATCTCTTGTCTTTGTTTCTCTATTTGTTCTCTTTGTTCTTCTACAGTAATGGGTGCAAAACCTCCTGTATTTTTCTTTTTATAATCTGCAAAGTTAATTACATTATCCATATTAAGTTGCCAGTGCGATTACTCTTAAATCTCTAATTCTTATCGGTTCAGCTGCATTTGTACCTTGACCTACAATCTTGATTGCAAACTGAATAAACTCAGGTAGTGGTGTTCCGATACCATCATCTGTTACACCAGCAGTAAATAAGTATTGTTGAAAGTCATTGTCATCTAATGATGATGGTGTGGTTGCATCTGTTGTCCCTGTAGTATTGAAGAACTCATAACCTAGTTCATCAAAGTCATCAGCAGAATCAGACCTTAATATTTTAAATAAAACTTTTATGTCTGCACTAGAGTGTTTATGTCCAGCAAAGAATACCTTAAGTGCAGTAGCAGGATTTTCTAACGCAACCTTTTTAGTAATATAGATGAATGCGTTTTGGTCACCCTCTGGTTCTGTTGACGCAACAAACTCTGTTGTAGGATACACATCAGCAGAGGTGTCAACATTATTAATACGATTACCTACTGCAATTATAGAGGCTCTATCTAAGTCAACGATTGGTGATAAGTTACTTTTAGTTGTAGATAAAGAGATATCAAAGAACAATGACCTTGCACCACCTAGTTCATTTGTTTCATTCACAGGAGATGCGATTATTCTTGACGAATCAAATCTAAAGTTTTCATTCAACGGTATGACTGTAGAAGATGTGTCTGTAGTAAATGAAGTTTCTGAACCAGCTGGACTTGTACCACTTGTTGATTTAATACTTGCAGAGATTGTTGTGTCTGGAATCTCTAATGCAGACACTATTGATTTCATAAGTTCCATACGATAATTTTCTGAAGCAAACACAGCAGTTTCTCCAACCTCTGCGTCAGTTGACCCTCCAGTTATTGTAGGTGCAGTTGTCACAGATATAGTATAAGAGTCTATATTAATGTTTGCGATTGATGTATGTGTCTTATTGATTTGGTCTAATGGTGTTTTGAGTATCTGATACAATTCAACTGTAGCACCATTTGCGTGTGCAGCCGCAGTTGTTCCAGCATCACCTCTTGTCAAACTTCCAATAGTTGTAGAGGATAATGTACCAAACATTATTTCATTACCTATCTTCACATAACACCTTGAGGATAAACTACTTGCCTCAAATCCTGTTGCAGATGTAAGTGTGAGTGATGTTGCAGTAGCAGTAATCGCACCATTCAATGTTGTTTCTATTCCAGACTTTGCACCTGTGATTGTAACATTATTAGATGTAGAATACATGCCGTGGTCTGGGTGTCTAACCTTGATTGCAGTTGTACTGTTTGTCATTACAAGTGGATTTTTTTCAAGTCTTCTTCCATAGACTTCTGTTGAACCATCTTCAGCAGTTGTTTCATCACCTATGTTATCATTTGTCAATGCGATAGTTCCAGATGTAGGACTAAACTCTGCACGATATAAAGTAAACTTCATATCTTCAGCTTGTACTGCATTCCATGTTCTATTGTTTTGTGATTTAAAAAGAACACCAAGATGAGGTTGTTCTGAAACTATTCTTGTACCACCTACATCTAATCTACCCATCTCTGAAATCCAAACTCTATACTCTAGACTATTTGTCAAAGTGACAAAACAATATTCTCTTCCTTGTCTTAGATACACTGGTGAGTCAAATGTAAATGTTGTTGCAGTTGAAGCTGTTTCTGATATGTTGACATCAGAGGGGTTTAATGTTTTTCTACCGAAAGGTAAAATTCTTGGGCCTGGATAACCATTTATTACTTCTCTTATCTCTACTCTGACAGGTAAGTTTTCATCTTTTGCTTGAAAGTATAAGTCTATCTTTGTAATAAAACAACCACCCTCTTGGTCAACTATAAATGTTTGTGCAAGTGGGTCGTCATCATTTTGTGGTTCAGATGCAATGATTCTTTCTTGAACAACAGTATTATTTTGTGTGACTGTATCAGTAACAGCAATACCATTTCTTGTTGCAACGATAGTTTCTTGTTCAACCTCTAGTGTACCCTTCGCAAAGTAAATCGCATCACCAAAAGTTTCTGGTGTTTCACTTCTATCATTTGTAGAACTTGATGTTATTCTAAATGCAACCTCTCCAGTTTTAAATCTTGGATTGTTTTCTTGGCCTGGAAATCTTGTATCTGGTATTGCAAATGTTCCTTGTATTTCTCCATTTGCAGATGTAACTAATGCACTACCAGCAGTTACAGATGATGCACCGTCACTTGAAAAAGTTGTAGATGCTGGTGTAACAAAAGAATTAACATCTGTTCCATCAAAGAAAACATAAACTCTTGTTCTTGCTTTAAAACCAAAACCAGTGAATGTAATCGTTCTTGGTCTAACAAAAGGTATCAAAGACCTACTAATTACTTTACTTCCTAATGACTCCTCTGTTATGTTTTCAACAACAGATGTTCTTAATCCTGTTCTTTGTAAATCAGTTCTAACTGTTTGAACTGTTTGAAAGTTGTCACCTTGAACTCTAAAAAATCTACCTGAAGTTCCACTCCAAGTTGTTTCCCAAGCATTCCAAACTGTTCCTATTGCATTTTGATTTGCAGCTAATACAGCATCAAAGTTTCCTTCTACATTTACAATTACATCTGGTCTAACTTCAGTTTCAAACCACTCATCTCCAGCAGGAGACAAATCAATTATTCCTGTTGTACTTGCAACAAGAAATGGTTGAACATTTTCAGTCTTTGTCGCATAAGGTTGTTCTGTAAGTGTGACTGAAGTATATGGTAATGTCAATAACTGACCTGTCTTTTGATAACCAGCAGTAGTTCTATTTGTGTCTGTGGTATTAACTTCCTTAAGAGCTGCATTTCTTAACACACACTTTGGACGAAGTTCTTTCTCTACCATGTCAATCGCACACTTATAATCTCTATTGAGAGTATTACCTAATCTGTGTCCAGAAAAATTATCTACTACAAAACCAGATTTAAATCTGTTTAATCCATTTTCATCTTGTATCTCAAAACTCTCTGCATCTCTCTCAAGTAAACTTAACGCAGTAGAGAACTCAAGATTTTCTATTCTATCTTGTAGTCTACCAATATCTCTCATGGTAAATCTTTGTGTCTTTAATCTTTCTATAGTTACATCATTAGGTTTAAATGTGAATGCTGGTATAAACAATGTCGCAAGTTTCATTGCGTTATCTAAATCTTTTGGTGGTACAGGAACTTCAGCAGATTGTCCTTCTATTAATTTAAAGTTACCCTCTGAAGTTAAAAATAATGAAGCCCTTTTACTTAAAAAGAACTCAAAGTCTGCTTGTACAAAACTATCTGGTTGAGGTGTGTCAACTACGACTGCACCAGAACCATCAAACTGTCTATGAAAGAAATCAAATGAATTACCTGTAATCTCATCAACCACTGCAAGAGTTGTTGACGCACCTGTTATGTTTTCACAAGTTGGTCTAAAGTCAACACAGTCTGCAAGAGGAAACTCACCACTGGGTTCTGGGTCATCTGGGTCAACTCTCGTTGCTGTATATGTTGGAATATTATCATAGTCCATTTGTCCAGCAACATTTGAGTATGAATCAACAGAGAAGAAATCACCAGCACTGTGTGCAAAGAAATCATACACCACTAACAATCTACCTCTAGGTGCTGTTGCAGTTTTCTTTCTTACTATTCTTGCGATATCATAGAAGTTATCTCTTTGTCCAGTATCTAATGTAAAGTTACTTGTAATCACTTTACTACCTTCAGTAACACTTGATACAGCTGCAGTTGCACCAGAAGATGTTCCAGTGATTGTGTCAGATGTAGTAAAATCTGTTGCACCAAATCCACCCTCTAGTACATACGACATAGGAGATGTTGTATCGATAATTCTTGCTTTTGCACCAGATGATGAACCTGTGATTTGTTCACCTCTAACAAATGTTCCAGTAATCGTTCCTAATGCAATCTCTGGAGCAGTTGCATCTGAACTTGTGTCTTCTGAGTCAAACACACCAACTAATTTAAATGCATCTGCTCTACCTAATGATATAGAGTCATCTGTAGGTCTTGTACCAAATGCATCAGTAGCACCTGTTGCAACTTTTAATTGTTTACAAAGTTGTGTTGTCTTAACTTTAGATGCGACACTTGTCTTAAGTATGGTTGCAATAAATTTTACTTTTGCACCATTACCTAATAATGTGTTATCTGTAACTGTAACTGTTGCACCACCTGTCCCAGTAATATTTCCAGATACACTTATAATATCTCCCTGACTTGCAGTGCCACCACCAGCTGTAAGAACTGACATGGTGTAATCTTTTTCTGCAAACGCAACAAATGTTTCATTACTTCCAGCAGAGAATGACACAACACCACCAGTTGTGGTTGTTCCAACGAACTGTCTACGGACTGTTATCTGTGAGTCACTTGCGTTATTATTATCTGCTGTAAGTAGTGTCTTTATGTTTCTCTTTGGTAGTTTAAATAGTGCTACATTCTTTTCTGGAGACACTAACTTTGCAACTTTACTTGTTTCTAATTCTATATTACCAGATGCGTCCTCTAATTGAACATTATCAGATGCGTTTGTAGAACTTGCATCTGTTCCATCTAACACTATATCACCAATAGCTGTTGTTGAACTTGTCTCTAAAACTAAGTCAGCAGTAAAGTCCTGACCAGCATCATCATCATTCATAAACACTTGTCTTGCATCTGCAAATGTATGTGTTACGATATCTGTTACAGTTAAATCTGCATTACTAGCATTCTCTATAATTAATCCTGTCTCAGCAGAGTCAGATGCAGTTAGTTTTTCACCAGAACTAAATGTACCTATAACCTGAGTTAAAACAAGTTGTGTTCCAGATGTGAGTGAACCAAAAACTATACCAGTTGCACCAGATGTGTTACCAGTAATTTTAACACCACCATCAGAATGAGATGCAATCAGAGTTGGACTTGGTGTATCACTAAGTGTCAAATAGGTAAACGGTCTTACATCAAATAAAAATAATTTATATACTGCGTCAGTATTACCTGCTGTTCCTGAGTCAAATTGTATTGACCTTGCTCTTGCGACACCCACTTGATTACCAGACGCACTTCCTCTTGTTGAAGTTACATCATCAAATAATCCTAAAGTTTTATATGCAGTTGTCTCACCACTCACTGCACCAATATCTGGAGTATTGTAAAGATTAGTAACCTTTGCAAAGTTACCAATCTCAAATGTTGTGACACCAGCATTGACTGTTGAAAAATCTCTTGCTTTATTTACATCAATAAATGTATTAGATATTTTTTCTATCTCATAACCTTTTACATAAGCCTTGCCTGGTGTTACTGCGAGTGCAAGTAAAGTATCAGATGCAGTGTTACCGTCATCAGTTGTTGCACCAGATGAGTACACTCCAGAGAAGGTTTGATTTTGTACAACATTTGTTATTGACTCTCTAATATCAAACTGAAAAGGTCTTACTGTATAATCACCAGACTCATCAAATGTTCTTCTTGCAAGTGTATCTCCAAGAATTGAGAAGTCTGTATATCTTGCGTTGAAAACTATCTTACCATTTTTTACTCTTAAAATTTCTACAAAAGAAGAATCTTCTGCTGAACTTTCTGCAAGACTTGTGAGTGTTAATGCAATCTTTAATCTGTGAGCACCTTTGGCTGCAAAGTTTGCTGAACCTGTTGCGTTGTCTGTAAGAGAACTATCTGATTCTGGTGTTACAAAACTCTCTGTGATTGTGAAACCAACCCTTGCACTTGCAGTAGATGATGTTGCATTTATAACATGAGTTTGTTCTGCGACTCTTACAAACTGTCCACGAATATAATAAACACCTGCTTCAACTTTTGCAGCTGTCCCTGTTTGAGCTGCAGTTGTGTGAGTGGTTGCAGACGCAACATTTGTTGCGTAAGTTGTTGTGTGCGTTACTGATGCATCTGCACTTATATTCTCTGAATTACTAAAAACCTGTGTTTCATTATCTGTTCCTGCTTGAATGTATTGAATAAAGAGTCTAGGTTGCGTTGTAGATGTTCCAGCTTCAACTCCAATCACTCTTGCCTTCACACCAGATGTTTCACCTGTGATTGTCACAGGAGTTGTAGTGTTTAGATATTGTGCAACGACAACATCTTCTCCACCAAACTGTGATGCAAGTTGTATTGAAGTGTGACTATTTGATACAGACATCTGGCCAGGGATAACGACTGTACCCTCTTTGAATATATTCTGTCCATGTCTTTCAATCTGATTTTGCAGAATAGACTGAAGGGTTGTTAACTCTCTAGCCTGAACTGCGAAGCCAGGTCTGAAAAGAACTCTGTGAAAATTATCATCAATATCAAAATCATCATAGTATGGTGAAACATTTAAGTCGGTCTTTTGTGCCATGTCTAAAACTCAATTATTAATTTAATGTCTTCTGTTTGGTCTGAAGCTCTTTGTATTGGTTTCCTATTTTCTATGTAAATTATGTCTCCACTATCTGGTTCTAGTTCTGGGTTTGCATAACCAGCAGTGAACACTACTGTATTGTTGTTTGCAAGAGTTACTGTTTCTGAACCTGTTGTTTGAGGTGTACCAGTTGCACCAGAGGTTGCACCTGTTACTAAGTTTGTACCACTAAAAGCAACATACGCACCGTTTGTAGAGTTAGTTCCAAAGTCACCAAATCTTTCTTGTTGATAGTAAAGTATTTTATTTGTACTGTCATACTCAACCACTTTACCTATTGCACCAGTAGATGCTTGTGATATTTTTTCGTCAACATCAAATGTACCACTTGCACTTGAGAACTTAATTGCATAAGTTTGTCTTGCAGTAGTAGAACTTGCAACTGTTGATGTACCAAAAGTTGTAGGATTAAGAACTAATCCAACCTCTCTGAAATCATTTACTGTGGAGAAGTCATCTCCCTCTGCTTCTGAGATTGTTGTTGCAGTCATCACGAAGTGACCACCTAACTCATCTATCGCAGACTTACCATGTCCACCCTTTGGGCCTATGATTACGGTAATCGCACCACCTGTTCCACTACCTAGAGTAGAAGATGATGAGAGAGAACTATCTGAGAAGATAAAGTCTGAACCTAGATTTACACTTGCAAATGTGTAACCAGCACCAGCACTGTTGATTGTTGTATCTGTACCAGCAGTTAAACCAAATGACGCAATCGAACCATTTGTAACTGTAATACGAACCACTGCACCAGATGATGTACCTTGATTTGTTCCATCACCAAAGACAGCAGTGAAGTATGTTCCATCTGTGTAACCAGAGCCAGGGGATACAACTAAACTTTCTATTGCACCGTCTGTTGCAGCTGCACTCACAGTTGAATCATCAAAGACAGGAACAAAGTCTGTGGTAACAAACTTTGCAGAGTTAGATGCAGAAATCTTGTACATATATTTAAGAACATAACCACCTAGTTCAAATGAAGCAGTTGACTCAGATGTAGGTTCTGTTCCACTATACGCAGCTCCACCATTGTTGTCAAGAACTTTATACACTCTAAAATCAGAAGTAACAAAGTAAAATGATGAATCAAAAAGGTTAGATGCACCACTTGTTGTGGTATTAGATGAACTGATGTTATCTTTGTACATATCGTAGACAACATTATTTTCCCAGTTTCTTCTTGTGAGTGCAAATGCGATATCTGAAGATGGTATCTTCTTTGCAGCTAACATTGAGTCCCAGTTATAGAACTCTCTTGATACACTGTCTGCTGGTGTTGATGGTGAACTGTCACTACCTCCAGTTGTTCCTGTAGTGAAAGGAGTTGCCTTTCCTAGAAAGAGATAGTATGTGTCTGGTGAAGACTCTGAGAAAGACTCATGGAAGTTCTTTGCATTGTGTCTTCTAAATTTTTCTGTAATGATTGCTGACATCTTTAATCCTTTTGATTATTTATAAGATTATTTAGGGTGTTATTGCAGTTGCACCTTCTAAATCTATGTTGTCTCCATTTGTTTCTTCTAAAAGAAAACCGTTTGATGAGTCATCTGTATCTGTTGCATCTTCTAAAGCTATATCACCTGTATCTCTTAACTGTATTACAGACGAATGAGTTATTGGGTCATATCCACTTTCTGTACTATTTAGACTGAAGTTACTCAAGGGTATTGAACCAACACTTGGAAATATGTTTGATGACTCCATTAAGAATATTCTTGGGTTTAGTAATAATTCGTCTTCATCTACTTGTAGTAAAAGTTTAAACCCAGCATCTGATGAGGAAGAGTCTGTACCATTTAATATAATTATACTACCTGCTGACTCACCTGTTCCATCTTCAAGTAATACACCATCATCAATATCATCATCTTGTGTAAGAGAACTTTCTATTGCAAGGTGGTCTTGTCCAGATACTTGCGTACCACTCTCTAGTAATATAGCCTCTGAAAAACTGTCTGTTGAGAAATCCTCTACAACTAAACTACCTGTATCCTCAGTAAGTATTCTTCTTGATTGACCATCAATCTCTTCTCTAATGATTGCATCACCAGCATTTAAGCTACTCGCATCTGTTCCGTCTAACACAATCACACCAAAGTCCTCAAGTAATATCCCATCTGCTTCTTCACCATTAGCCTGACTAGACTCCATCTGACCGTTGTCTTTATATTTGGTTGTGTATTTATTTGCATCTTCTAACTCTACAAAGAAATTACCACTCTCAAGTGCTATAGGTGATTGTTCATTTTCTGCAAGGATATGTTGTCTAAATTCTAATGGATTAATATCAAAGTTATTCTCAATGATAATCTTATCTCTTCTTATAAAGTCTTCGAATGTGAAACTACCTATCTGTCCAAGTTGTAACGCACTACTTCTATTTTCTTCTATAATTATTTTTTCACCAGCATTCTGTCTTGCTTCTCCTATTTGAGATACATAAGAGTCTTCTGTGATTAATCTTGCAGTGTCAATATCGTGTGCATCTTCCATATCAATATTATCACCAGCATTAGAACCACTTGAGTCTGTTCCGTTTAATACTATGAAACCAAAACTCTCTGGAGCCTGTGTTGCATTTAATACTAGGTTATCTGATACAAGAGGAGATGTTCCTTCCTCTGCAAGAAATAAAGAATTGTCTTCGTTGAGTATATTATTAGACTCTACATCTGTATTACCAAAGTCCTCTAGACCTAATACCAATCCATTCTCTAACTGAATACCTGTCACATCATCAAACTCAAATGTATTTGTTGCAATATGTGTAAGTAGATTTCTACTGTTTCTAACTGTTGGTCTTACACTTAACTTAACTGTGTGTTCTCTTGTCAATGTTGTTTCTTGATTATCACTCACACCACTGTGTGCAGTTTCAGCTTTCATAAATCCACTATTAGTTTCGTTCTCTACAACTTGTGCGTCCTCGTAAAGTATGTTATCACCTAAACTATTGAAACCATCTTCGACCAACATAGAGTCACCAGTCTCAAAAAGTATTGCACCAAACTCGTCTGTGATAGAACCAACTTCCATATCAAGTTTACCACCCTCATCATTGAAACCATCTGATGAGTTTAATATCAGATATGCAACATCATAATCATAACCACTTGGTTGTGAACCACTCTCTAATAATATTGAGATGTTTGAAGGTGTGGTGTTTGATACAGCAGATGATGAACCATCAAGTATCATCTTGTCAGAATTAACATCTCCTGTTTCGTAAATAATCTTATCGTCTTTGTGAGTAATACCAGAATTGTTTGTACCCAATCTTCTCTTGAAAGTCTGTGCAAAAATATTCTCAAGAGTAGATGCAAGGATTGGTGAGAATGTTTCTGTATCACCAACATAACCAGATACACCAGCTGCAGTTGGTTTGATTGTTGCATTAAGGGCAGTTGCGATTGACACCTTACCAAAAGGTTTGAAACCAGCAGGGTGTACTGCTCTTTTAAGTTCATTAATATAAGAGGATAGTGACGAACCAATTTGAACTTCGTATGAATAATCTTGATAGAAGAATGAGTCTTGTATTCTGATTAGGTCTTCACCAAGTACACTTTCAATACCATCATAGTTACCGACTGAAGTTGATGTTGTTGCAACGACTGTTGTTCCTGATGCAATATCAGCTTTTATAATTGTACCTGATGCACCACTCGAATCAGTTATTGTAACATTCTTTTTAGAAAAGTCAATACCATTTTCGTGTATGATATCATCACCAACATCAATACCAGATGCAGTCTGGTCATAAACCATTTTACCATCACCAGTTTCATCTGGGAACAATAGTTTACCCATTGCATCTGTGCCATCTGAATCTGTTCCATTTAAAATAAGTAGATTACCAAACTCCTCTGTAGATATTCTATCATTCTCATCTCCTGTGTTACCAGCCTCCATGACAAGATAACTTGAGTTTGGATTATTCTCTCGATACCTATCAAGTAAAAGTTTACTACCAGCATGTTGTACTTGTTCATTGTGTACACCTTCTAAAAGTATCTCACCACTATTATCTTCTTGTATGAGATTACCTAAAGAAGTGAAAGGTAATGTTCCAGACTCCATTGTAATATTAAATGTCTGTTTACTTTCACCGTCTAATAAAACTGAACTACCAGTTTCAAGTAATACACCTTCTCCATCATCAAAGTCTAATTCGTCTTCAAGTAGTATTCCTTGAGGTTCAAGAATTGTTGTACCTTGTTCTAATGCAATCTGTTCATTGAAAGTACCTTCTTGTTCTTGGACTGTTCGTATAACATTTTCAAATGTCGTGTCAAGAACTTTTGTATCAGAGTCAAATCCTTTGACTACACCAGTATGAGTTGTAAGTGTGTTTGTATTTGCAAATGTTCCTGTAACATCTTTTAGAATAAAGTGAGCTCTTAATTCTATCTCAGGTGGGTTTGCGATAGAATAATCAAATCCTGTATTTTTAACATTGATTGATTTAGCTGCACCTATGTCATTTGTTAACGCAGTCAATACTGCACCAGTACCACTTGTAGTTGTGATAGTAACGGTTGGTAAATCTAAATTATATAATCCACCATCTGAAACAAATACTCTTTGTATAGAACCTCTCTCTGATGAACTAAAAGTATCTTCCTCTAAGAACAGTCTATCGTTTGCAGTTCCGTATGTATCATTAGTTTCTATAACTGTATCAGTGAGTAATGAGAAACCAGCATTGGAACTTGTTGCATCTGTTCCATCAAGTATGATATCATCATTTGCGTTTGCACCATCTACATCTGTTCTATCTAAAACAATATTAAATGACTCTTCTGATACTGTTGTTCCATCTTCTATGATGATAACATCTGATGTGACTTCTGAGTCGTCTAGTGTTCCTGTTTCTAATTGTATTCCACCACCAACTACACTTACAAAACCAGCTGCAGATTTAGTGTCACTCTCTGAAGTTGTAAAGGTAAGGACATCACCTACCTCGTATCCAGAACCAGCATCATCAACTATGACCTCACTAACTGTGCCACTCTTGATACCGTCAACTACCAACTCTGCTTTGTTGTTACCTAAGTTTTCTATCTCTACTGGTTCTTGATTTGTATGAAGAATACCATCATTCGATAATGATGATGATGAAAGTATAGCCTCCACTGTAAATGAAACATTCACATCTCTCACAGTTGAGTTTGCAGTTATAATTTCTCCGTCTTGAAATGTTCCATCTATACTTGCAAGTTCTAATTCAGTAACAGATGCAGTGCCCTCTTGAAATGTTATCGCATCATTTACAATCGCAGTCGCACCAGATGTTTGTGCAGTAATCTTTTGATTGATTATCTCATCACCAGATACACCAGCAAAACCAGAACATCTTAAAGTTGTTTCTGCTCTCCAGTCACCATTCGATACACGCAACATATGTTCTGTAGGATAGAATATGTTTGCTTCTTCTCCAAGAAGTATTCTGAAGAATAACTCGGTTGCCTCTCTTGTACCCTTGGCTGCATATAAGTCTTTGATGTTCTTGAGTAGTTTTCTTTTTGATACACTCGTTGCAAGAGAGTTAGGTATCGCAGTCATAAATGATTCACGCATCTGGTCTAAGAAATCAAAGATGGTATTATCTACATCTGCATACTCTAAAAGTTGTTGTATGTTTTGTATTGGGTTACCACGATACTGCGTAATACTTCCCTGAGCACCAGAGGTTTGTCCTGTGAATGTTTCACCTGTAATAAATTTTTGTTGTGAGGTAATGAATAGTCTTTTGTTTCTTGAATCTTCAATAACAATTTTTGCAGTTGCTTTAGAAGTTTCACCAGTAATTGTTTCACCGTTAACAAACTGTGCAGTGTCCTCTGTGAGTATTCTTTCACCATCTGTTTCTTCAAGAATATAAGATACAGTTGTGGTTTCTTGTATAACATAACTATTAACAACTGTATAAGTAAGTTGTCCACTTTCAAGAAATCTATAATACTCTTTTAGAAAACGAACAAAGACTGGGTGGTCAGCCTGAATAAAATCAGGCACCTGTCCTTCTATAAGTGGTGATAACTTAGTCTGAAGTTTTGACTTCTCATCAGGCATTTTTTAATAACTCGAAGAAGTTGGATAAGCAGTTGTTGTTGGCACTGATGTTGTTGTCGTTGTTCCTGTTGAACTTGTTGTGTAACCAACTCCAGTAGTTGCAGTGTTATCTACTTGACCTGTGATTGTTGTATTGACTAAATCTATTTCTAATATTTGATTACGAACAGGTATTACATCATTTGAACTTGGTATTGCAGTTACTCTTATACTACTTGATATCTCACCATCTATATTTGAAACTGCTGTTATCTTTAGTGCGTTAATTGTTATAATACCATTTGCGTAATCAACTGAACCAGCTGTTGAATTTAAATAAGTTCTTGTACCAGATACAATAGAGTATGTTCTGAGATTACCAGAACCATCTTCATCAAAGAAATATTCTGTACTTGTATCACCATCTATTTGAAAACCTGTTGATGCAATCACACCACCACCACCTGAGTTATGTCCAGAGTGTGGATTATACAAAGCATTATTAAAACTAACTGTATAGTTTGTTGAAGTTGTAAGTGATGGTTTAAAAAATTTACCCAATGTTACAGTAGTAGTATTATTTGTGATTGCACTATCTACATCATCTATTAGTCCAGTGACTAAAGAATGTCTGAATGGTAAATTAAAATCTTCTAAATTACTATCAGTAAAATTTGAGATAGCATCTGTAACTGATGTTTCTAAATCTGTTTTACTTTGAGTGGTTGCTGTTGAGTTAAAATTAAAAGTTATACCTAAGATAATAAAAGTTGTTTCTGGGTCAACAATCACAGGTGTGATAGATGCAACTTTAAATGGACTTAAATCTTTTACTAAATTTTCTTTTTGTGATGTTGTTAAATTTAAACTTGTTGTACTCTTGACTGATATAAAAACTTTACCATATTCAGGTGTAGAACTCACACCTGTACTTGTATCAAAACTTCCATCTTCTCCACCCCACACTGATACGGCTTGAGTGTTGGGAAAAAGTTTTCTAACATATACTTTATAATCTTCTGCTGTAACTGCACGACCTTGTGATGCGTAATCAAGGGGTGCATTTAATTTTATTGATGATGAACTTTCACCCTCTGCACCACCACTTGCATTCGCAACTGTAGTTACTGATATATTTGTAACTGTATCTATTGCCTCTGTTCTAACAAAAGATGATGCACCATTAGCTGCAGTTTTGTTCGTTATTACATATGATAACTCTACAATGTTCCCATCTGATAATCCTTTACTCGTTGCACCATCTCCAAAATATATTTGAAATCTACCACTCTCAGTTTCTTGACAAAAATAAACTGTACTATCTTTTGTGAGTTGTGTAATATCTGTTGCCTTTGTATAAGTTGTTGTAGTGGTATCAGAAGTGGAGTTTTGAACTTTGACGGTTAAGGTTTCAATATCTGCACGATTATCTGCTAACATAAATCTTTGGTCTGCCTCTTGAGAGTCAACAATATATTTTGTTTTTGTAAAAGTTCCTTCATATATTTCTAAACTATCAAACGGTATTGATGAGCCTGTATTTCTTGAGGTTATATCTGATATAGTAACAAACTGAAAATTGACACCATCAACAGTTGTATTAAATGTAGTACCAGCAGGCATAGTTGCAGTTGCGTTATTAGTTGTAAGAGTAACATTGATTGTTGCGACAGGTGCTCTAGGTGACGATACTTCATAACCTAACATCTTTGCATGAGATACGATACTTGAACGAAGTGATGCACTATCTAAAAACATTTCGTTTGCTAACATGTTTGCATTGAAACCAAGATAATGAGTATTGTATGCGAGGGTATCAAGTAATATATTCATACCTGAACCTTCAAAATCGTAATCAGTAAATTCTCTTTGACCTTTTAAAAATGTTTTTAAGTTTTGTTTTACGCTATCAAAATCAAATTCTGTAACTCTTAATCTTTTCGTACTAGCCACTATCTTAACCTCTCTAAAAATGTATTCAGTTCAACTAACTCTGTTGGTGCGTTTACAACATAAAAGAATACAGACACATTATATCCGTTTGTATCAAAGTCTGGTTGTGTCTTTACACCCACAAGTCTTGCTCTTGGTTCGTGATTTATTATTGAGTCTTCTATCTTCCTTGTAATAACAGCAGAAACCATAGGTGTCATATTTTCAAATAATAGTCCTCTTACATTTCCACCTATCTCTGGGTGAAAGGGTTTCTCAAATGTATTAGTTAAAATCAGATTACGAACAGACCTTTTAACTGCTTCAATGTCAGTAACTTTATTTAAATCTTTATTTGTCTTCTTACTAAAGAACAAATCTAAATCTCTATACTGTTTTACATTACGAGTTATATCATTATTTGCTTGTGCATCTTTGTACGCAGACATTGGAACTCCTCGTATTATTTATACATTAAGTCGTAAGTGATTCTCTTGTTTCATCTTTAAAGTTTGCATTGTAAACAGTTCCTCGTTCAAACTTCACTTGTATGTAAGCATACTGTTCATTATTAGGAACAACAATATAATTATCCACATCTTTTGTTCCTCTGTTGAATGTGTAGTCTGTAATATTAACACCACCTCCAGCGCTGCTTGGCGCTCCATCTTTTTTTAATTTGTCTTTAAGAATACCTTTGACAGAGATGACATTAACAGGTCTAAAAACTTGTATGTTAGTGTCTGTGAACCTCTCTACGATTTTATAACCTCTGTGTCTAACAGAATTAAAAAAACTCCCATCTTTCATTTTAGTTGGTGCAATCAAAGTTTCAGGTAAAGTTGACAAAAGACCAGAACTATCTTTGTGTCTTATATCCCATTGTCCTTTTAGAGTTCTATAATATTTACCACCACCAAAAGTTCCACCTTGAGGAAGTGCAGTCCATTGCACATAAGTAAAATGCTCTACCTCAACTGGTTTATCAAAATATTTTGCAACACTTGTATCAACAGTTCTAGGTCTTTCTTTTATAGTAACTGTTTCACCAGCATCATTTGTTTCCTCTCTACTTGTAAGATTATCTTTTACTCTTGCAACTTTGATTGGTGTTTGAGCAACATCTTTACTTTTTATTTCAACAGTGGTAGATGCTTTACTGTATGCAGTTCCATTTGAAACTGCGTCCACAACTTTTTTTAAATCTGCTTGCACATTTGCAACCTCTGGATTTGCAGTAACCTCTGAAACTTTTTCTGCAACGCCTGGAGCATCTGCCATTAATGTTTCTGCAGCTGCTTCTGCAGCCTCTGTTGCACCATCTGGTAGTTTAAAGTTTGGTACTACTGAACAAAGGTCTACACTTGACCCACCAGTTAAACCTCCTGTCAAACTAGAAACAGCCCCTGTCACCGTATCAGTTAAACCACCTACTGATGGTATATTTAAAGGTGCAACTTTAGACACTAAGTCATCTAAACTAAAACCAGCATTTGTTAATGAGTCACCAAACTGACTTGTGATAGAATCTAATTTTGATTTATATTCTAATGCACCTCTTGGTAAACTTAAGTCTATCTTACTCAGTGAAGTCAACTCTGCTTGTAAACTTACATCTGGTACAGAAGGTAACTCAGGTATCATACCTGAAAGACTTGAACTTAATGATGCTACTTCATCTGATAATGTTGATGCAAGAGTTGATGGGTCAACAGTTAAACTACTAGACAGTGAGTTTTTTAAACTATCCATTTTTTCTAACACATTGTTTAGATTAGGACTTGCACCACATATATCTGCTGTTTTAAAATCTGCCATATTGTTCTCCTATAATCCTGTCACTTCATTTGTACCAGTTGACCTTGATGGTGATACTGGGTGAACATGGTCAGTCTTATCACTACCTCCAGCTTTATCAACGAAGGTATCTCCGTCAATCTTCTCTTTGAACGCACCCTCATAATGATAAGTTATATCACTCTCATACTTAAGACCAGTTATACCTGTAACAGTTTTCGAATGAGTTTGATATGTTTCTGTAACTGCACCTTCTACTGTTTCTGTATGAGATGATTTGTATGTCGTGGTTACTGCACCGACTGAACCAAGATTGGTTGTCCCACCAGCTTTAATAGATAATACTCCTGTTGTTGAACTTGTAGATAAAGACATATTACTAAATGAAGATAAAATCATTTCGTCTTCTGTTGACGCAAAAAGAATATCTTTAGTTACAACTGTTCT